TGAAGATGATGGGTTCCATCCCCGAAGGCTATACGGTCAACCACTATTTGACCGATACCAACGCATGGTTCCTGACGACTGATGTGCCTAACGGCCTGAAGCATTTTGTTCGCACACCGATGCAGAACTCAATGGATGGAGACTTCGACACTGGGAACGTACGGTATAAAGCCCGTGAGCGTTATAGTTTCGGTGTTTCTGATCCGCTTGGAATTTTCGGTAGCCCTGGCGCTTGATGTAAATCAAGCACTTAGCGCAGAAAACCCCGCTTCGGCGGGGTTTTTTGTTTTTGTAAAGGGTTATGGTACATTACCTGTTACTAAGTCACAGGAGAACAAATGGATACCACAACCCTACCCAAAACTCGTAAAGAAGCCCAAGACATTGGGGCAAAGTATTACTTCACAGGAGAACCCTGCAAGCATGGGCACATAGCTCCTCGTAAAACAAAAGGTGCTTGTGTTGAGTGTCTAAAGGTTGAATGGCAACAAGCAGCAGAAAAACGTGCAGACTATTTCCGAGAGTACAACAAACGGGAGGATGTCAAAGATCGTAAGAATGGATGGTATGAAGCTAACCGAGAGCAAGTTATTCAAGCTGCTGCTACACGCCCGTTAGAAGTTAAGCGGGTATATCAAAAGGCGTGGAAAGAACGTAACACGGTTTGGGTTCGTGCAGACACCAAAGCTAGAAGAAGGAAACATAGACTAGCCACTCCTAAATGGTTAACGCGCGAACAAAAGGGGCAGATTAGGGAGCTATACAAAATAGCTATAACAATGACCAAAACTACCGGAGAGCAGTATGTTGTCGATCATATCGTTCCTTTACGTTCTGAATTTGTATGTGGCTTGCACGTACCTTGGAACCTTAGAGTTATTCCTCGTCAGGAGAATTTATTGAAGTCCAACAAGCTTATTGACACACCCCCCACAACCTGATACAACACTGATATTCCGGGGTTAGCCCGGTGTATTAGACAGTCCCGGCTGACGACATGCAGACTAATACACCGATATTGCATGTGAGGACAATATGGCTCGCACCACGTTCCAAGGACCGGTCCGCTCTCTTGGCGGTATTTATCAGCAGGGTCCATCTACCATCGTAGAAATTACTTCTAGCACCACGCTGAATCCAGTAGATCACGGCGGCAGGATCATTTCTGTTGGTGGTTCGTTAGCAGCTAACGTTACGCTTACGCTGCCTACCATTAATACTTCGGCAAACGCTTCTTCGTCTGGCCCCGGTAATGACCCCAACACGGCTAATAACGAAGGTGTGGTTTACACCATTTGGGTTCCAACTACCATCTCCACGTCATCGCTGAAGATCGGTACGGACGGCACAGATCGGTTTGTCGGTTCAGTGTTGTCTATTGATACTGATTCTTCGGGTGCGGCTGTTGGGTTTACTGCTGGCGCGAACGACGATTTCATTAACTTTAATGGCACAACCACAGGTGGTGTTGCAGGCACTTGGGTGCAGATTGTTGCAGTTGCCGCATTGAAGTACATGGTTACTGGAACAGTAAACGGTTCAGGTACAGTAGCTACACCGTTTGCAACGTCTTAATTAGAGGTGCACCATGCAATATGATGTATGGTCAGTCAAGATAAAGTCGAGTGCCAACTTTTATGTGACTTCGGTTACACCGAGTGGTGCTGGTGCACTTACGCTTGCTGCTACAACGCCGGGGATCAATGGGTACGGCTACAAAGTATCCATTACCGGCACGGGCAATGAAACGGCTAAAAACTTCACCATTACAGGTACGACGGTGGGTGGGGTTGTGGTTACTGAAGTGGTTGCTGGGCCAAACAATACGACGGTCTATAGCACTAACTACTTTGCTTCCGTTTCAAGTATCACAGTAAGTGCAGCGACCGCAGCGGCAATCACGGTTGGGTATGGCGGCAGTTTGGCGTTACCAATGACCCGGATCAAAGGTTTGTATTACTTGGCAAGTGCTTCTGCGGGTACGATTGTTGTCACTCGCGCAAGTGATTCGACGTTGTTGCTTGAGATTGATACCCCAGCTTCAGCCACGCAGGTTAACAGCTTGTATATGGCAGCAGAAGGTATCCGTACAACGTACAAAACTAATGATCTTGCAACCGTGGCGGTTACAAATGTCACTGCGGTTACATTGATATGCGGGTGATGTCATGGCAAAAACCCCAGCTTGGCAACGCAAAGAAGGCAAAAACCCTAAAGGTGGTTTGAACGCCAAGGGTCGAGCATCATACAACGCTGCCAATCCGGGGAAGCCCGGACTCAAAGCCCCGCAGCCAGAGGGTGGCCCTCGTAAAAAATCGTTCTGTGCCAGAATGGAAGGCATGAAAAAGAAGCTTACGAGTTCTAAAACGGCCAACGACCCAAACAGCCGTATCAACAAATCCTTAAGAGCTTGGAAGTGCTGATATGACTCAGGATAAACATGAACTAGTGAAGAATGCCGCAGACATCGTGTCTGTGGTTGCCACAATCGGATCGTTTCTCCAAGTGATTACGCCTTTATTTGGTTTGATTGGTGCTGTCTGGACGCTTATGCGTATTGCCGAGATGGTTACGGGCAAACCGTTTGATCAAATTATCCGTCGCAAAAAGGACTCCGACGATGAAAAAACCGATTAAATTTGGTGCGCGTAAGCGTTATGAGGAAGGTGGAGAGGTTGAAGAAGGTGAACGTGCAAAAGAGTACGTAGCTTCTAAAGCTGAAACAGCACCTTCTACATTCCGTGAAGCTTTTGCTCAAGCTCGTAAAGCAGGACAAGAACGATTTACTTTTAATGGTAAGTCTTACACTACGGAAATGGCAGGATCTAAACCTGCTGCACCTAAACCCACTGCGTCCAAACCAGTAGAAACAAAAGCTGAATCTGCGTCTTTAGAGGTTAGAGCTTCTAGACTACCGTCATCTAATAAACCTAGAGAAGCTTCTGGCATTTTAAGTTCGCTTAAAGAAGGCGTTACTCGTGGTGGGTATGAGTTTGGGCAGGAAAAAGAAAGTCCAAAACGTAGTACCTCCGAAAAGAAACCTAGATCTACTGAACGCCCAGAAGGATTCTTAAGCTCTTTTTCCAAAGCGATAACCAGCGGTGGACGTGAGTTTACCGGCGGTGGACACGAGTTTGGCAAAAAGCACGGTGGAAAAGTCCATAAATACGCCAAAGGTGGTTCAGTGGGTTCTGCTTCTAAACGTGCCGATGGTATTGCGGTACGCGGTAAAACCCGTGGGAAGATGTGCTAATGCCCACTGTATCTGCAAAGCAAGAGAAGTTCATGCAAGCTGTGGCGCACAACCCCAAGTTTGCTAAAAAAGTTGGTGTTCCTCAATCAGTTGGTAAGGAGTTTACTGGTATGAAAAAGATGTCAATGGGCGGCGGTGTCGCCCCAAGCAAGATGGGCGCTGTGAAAACTGCTGCTCCTAGCCGTGACGGTGTTGCTTCTAAGGGTAAAACCAAAGGCACACAGATCAAAATGGCTGGTAGCGGCGGTATGAAAAAAGGCGGTAAGGTTAAGAAGATGGCTTACGGCGGCAAGGCTTGCTGAGATGATGGCATCTCGCGGGATGGGGGCAATCATGCCCTCAAAAATGCCTACTGCCAAGCGTAAAGCTCGGCGGGATGATACTGATTTCGATCAGTATGCTGAAGGTGGCAAAGTTAACGCAGCAGGTAATTACACCAAACCGGGGTTACGCAAAAAAATCGTAGCTCAAGTTAAAGCTGCTGCAACGCATGGCACTAAGGCAGGACAATGGTCCGCGAGAAAAGCACAACTTGTAGCTAAGAAATACAAAGCAGCAGGTGGAGGTTATCGTGACTAAGAAAATGCGACGGTTTTCTGAAGGCGGTATGAACGAAGATACAGAACACACCCCTGATGCAGAGCCAATCGACTATAAAAAGCCAGATAAAAATTTGGTCCGTAATAAATACGGGCATAGACTTGAATATGGCGTTCCTACCACTGAAAAAGGAGAGTTTAAGTATCCTGATAGGGACGCGTTTTACGACAACAAACTAGATTACGATACTTTTGCCGAACAAAAAAGAGCTTATGCAAAATGGCGTGAGGACTACAAGAAACGTAATCCAAACGCTAAATTTGATCCAGAAGGTAAAGTTATCAGTACTTTTGGGGGGATAAACCCTAAAGACTATGAAACGAAAAAGAAAAAAGGTGGGATGATCGGTTCCGCCTCTAAACGCGCAGATGGTATTGCTCAACGTGGTAAAACTCGTGGAAAAATGGTGTAGCTATGACTAAATCATTTCCTGACCTGAACGATGATGGCAAAGTAACTCGTGCTGATGTCCTTAAAGGTCGCGGTGTTGAGGGGTTTAAAAGTGGTAAGTGGATTCAGTCCGCTATCAAAAAACCAGGGGCTTTGAAGAAATCGTTAGGCGTAAAAGGCGATAAACCAATCCCCGCAGCTAAGTTAGCCAAAGCAGCAAAAGCTCCCGGTAAGCTAGGGCAGCGTGCAAGGCTGGCGCAGACATTGAAGAAGATGAAGTGAAAGCTCCACAACAGTCGCTGAAAGATTGGGGAGACCAGAAATGGCGGACAAAAAGTGGTAAACCGTCTAGCAAAACTGGCGAACGATACCTCCCGTCGGCGGCAATTAATGCACTATCACCTGCTGAATACGCAGCAACAACTAAGGCAAAGCGAGCTGGAAAAAGTGCAGGCAAGCAGTTCGTTAAACAACCGGCAAAAATTGCCGCTAAGACTGCGAGATACAGATGACCACTAGCGGCTCAACCGATTTTAATCTTGAGTTCGTCGATATAGCTGAAGAAGCGTTCGAGCGAGCTGGGCGCGAGATGCGCTCAGGCTATGACTTGCGTACGGCTCGTCGGTCCATGAACCTCTTGACGATAGAGTGGGCGAATCGTGGCATCAATATGTGGACGATTGAGCAGGGTACGAAGAATCTGGTACAAGGCACTGCGACGTACGATCTACCGAACGACACCATTGACTTGCTTGAACACGTTATAAGGACAGGAGCTGGCAATGCCTCTACGCAAGCTGACCTCACCCTTACTCGGATTAGTGTATCCACCTACGCCACAATCCCAAACAAGCTGGCTCAAGCAAGACCGATACAGATTTACATCAGCAGGAACTCTGGAGCCACGTACCCTGCAACAAGTGCATACGATCCCGGACAAACCGCTTACCCCCAATTCACAGTTTGGCCTGTCCCTGACCAAGGCACTGAAGCCTCGCCGTACTATCAAGTAGTTTATTGGCGGATGCGGCGCATACAAAATGCTGGAGATGGTATTCAAACTCCTGATATGCCGTTTAGGTTTCTTCCCTGTATTACAGCAGGGTTAGCGTATTACATAGCTCAAAAGATTCCTGAAGGACAAGAACGATTATTAGCTCTTAAAGCTGCTTATGAAGAGCAGTGGAATTTTGCAGCGGGTGAAGATCGTGAGAAAGCTGCGGTTCGTTTTGTACCGCGCCGGATGTATTTAGGTAATACTGGGAGCTTCTAATGCCCAATCAGTTTGCCTCTGGTAAATATGCGATTGCTCAGTGTGATCGTTGTAACTTTAGATACAAACTGAAGCAGCTAAAGTCGTTGGTGATTAAAACCAAGAACGTAAACATATTAGTCTGTCCCGAGTGCTGGGAAAAAGATCAGCCGCAATTGCAACTTGGTATGTATCCTGTGTATGACCCACAGGCTATTCGTAATCCTCGTGTTGACTCTAACTCTTATTATCAATCGGGGCTAAATGGTTTACAGATTGAACCTGTAAATGACGACTCAAGCCAAGATGAAAATGGGGTTCCCTCTGGGGGCAGTCGGGTTATACAATGGGGGTGGTATCCAATTGGTGGTTCCAGATCTTTTGATGCTGCTTTGACCCCCAACGATCTTGTCCCTAGAGGACTTGTTAATTCAGTCACCGTATCGTAGGAGTTTATGATGGATGCAAAAACAGCAGTTCACAAACATGAGAAAGCCAAGCACAAAGGTCAGCCTCTGACCAAACTTGCCAAGGGTGGCAAGACCAACGCAAACATGCTAAAGATGGGGCGTAACCTCGCCAAGATTGCTAATCAAAAGCAGTCCTCGTTTACCTACAAAAACTCTGGTAGGGGGCGTTAATGAAACAAGTTAAACCTTTTAATCAGCCTAAACCCGCGCCGACTCCAAAGTCTACGGATGCAAAACCCAAGACTTCTGGTATTAAGATTCGCGGTACTGGGGCGGCAACTAAGGGTGTAATGGCTAGAGGTCCGATGGCGTGAACTATACGGATTTAAAAAAGGCGATCCGAGGGTATGTCGAAAATGACTACCCGACGATTACTTTTGCTGATTCTGCAACAACGTGGACATCAGATCAACAGCTTGCGACTTTTGTTAAACAGGCTGAACAGCGCATTTATAACTCCGTTCAATTTCCTTCCTTACGAAAAAACGTAACAGGGACCGCCACTTTAAATAATCAATATCTCCAATGCCCCTCTGATTTTTTAGCGGTCTATAGTATGGCTGTTATTGATGCCACGGGGCGCTACCATTACTTACTAAACAAAGACGTTAACTTTATTCGTGAAGCGTATCCCGTTACTTTAGGTTCTGGTAATACCGGTCGCCCACGTCATTACGCTATTTTTGGCCCCGACTATCCTACGTTTCCTAACGAGCTAACTTTTTTATTAGGTCCAACACCTGATTCCGGGTATTCTGTCGAGCTTCATTATTACTATTACCCACAGTCAATTACCGAAGCTGCTTCAGGCCAAACTTGGTTGGGCGATAACTTTGATTCTGTTTTGCTTTATGGTTCGTTACGGGAAGCGTACTTCTTTATTAAAGCTGAACCAGACATGATGGCAGCAGTGCAAAATAAATATGAAGAAGCCTTAGCCCTTGCTAAACGCCTTGGTGATGGTATGGAACGTCAGGACGCTTATCGTTCTGGTCAAGTACGGTATCCGGTGAAGTAGTATGGCAATTGTTCAAACCATGTGCACAAGTTTCAAGGCAGAAGTTGCCCAAGGACTGCACAACTTTACAAGGACGACAGGCAATGTTTTCAAGCTCGCTTTGTACGTCGCCACTGCCAACCTCGGAGCAGATACCACCGTTTACACATCCACTGGGGAAGTAC